CTGTATCAGGTGGGAATGCTGACCTTCTCTACTTCAGCACTGGCTGCTTCTGGCGCAGTGACCTGGGGTGGCGGTGGTGTTGGCATCGGCGCTCGTGAAGTCGGTGAGTTTGCTGGTTGCCGAGTCATTGTTGACTCCCTGTGCAACATCAACGACCCGACCTCTACTGGCAATCGCCAAGAGTTCCGTTGTTACCTCGTGAAGTCCGGCACCATCCTTGAGGGTGTGCAGCAGGATCTTCGCATTGAAGCTGACCGCAACGTGCTGTCCAAGCAGGACGTGCTGTCTGTGGACTACCACGGTGCTTATCACATCATGGGCACCAAGTGGGGTTCGGCGTCTGACAACCCGACCAACGCAAACCTGCGTACCGGCAGCAACTGGTCTGCCACCTACGACATTGACCTCATCCCTGCGGTTGAGATCTTCGTCAACTCTCCTCTGGACAACGGCCTCAAGGCTTGATCCTGACGAGACAAATGGCCCTACCATTAGGTGGGGCCTTCTTCTTTTCCTGCTATGGCTGCCACGATCAACGCCACATTGAAGAGTGAGACAGCCAACAGCTTTGTGACGCTGGCCGAAGCCGACGCATATTTTGAAACCGTCCCAAGCAGCACGAACTGGGACGACAAGACTGATGACGCGAAGAACCGAGCGCTGATCTCTGCAACGCGCTGGATCGATACGTTGAACTTCTACGGTGATCGTTGTGATGACAACCAAGCGTTGAGCTGGCCTCGCAACAACTATCACGTTGATCGTGTGGAGTTGGTTTGCACCAGCATTCCAAACGACATTAAATACGCTACTTATGAGTTAGCCAACGCACTGGCTAATGACACGGACTCGATTACAGGGACTACCGGCGATACGGGGCTTTACGAATCCGTCAAGCTCGGAGAGATGGAAGTCAAGTACAACACTTCTAGCCAGGCTGTTGGAACTGTTAATAACGTATTCGACGTTTATCCTTGGCTTCAGTCTTATCTCGGCGCTTATTGTCTGGGCGGCAGTGGCTCGTATTCTCTCCGCGTTGTGAGGGGTTGAGATGGCAGGAGCGCTCGACAGCCTTTTTAAGAACGTTGCTAAGCAGGTCGTTGCTGATCTGGGCAAGTCGTTTGATCACACGATCACGTACACCCGCAAGGCGTCTCCGAGCTACAACACCAGTACTGGAGCGCTGACAACCACTGATACGGCTTATTCCTTTGACGTTCCAGTTGAGTTTGTTCACTCACAAGAAGAGGAAGGCCGTGAAGAGCGTGAAGCCAGGCTTTACATCACTCCTGATCTGATTGGTGACAGTCAGCCAACGTTTGAGGACACGATTACTTTGAAATATGCCGGGTCTAATCGCGAGGCACAGATCACTGATATTCGCACGTACAAGGGCGATCAAGAGTACATGTTTATCGTGCTGGTGAAGTTCTGATGGGACGAGCTGCTGAAGAATTTGAACGCGAAGCTAGGGCAGGCTTGGATGAAGCGTTTAATTCGTTGATTCGTTTGATCGCAACAGAGTTGCCTGAAGTAAGTCCGGTTTACACCGGATTTTTTGCGTCTAGCTGGCAGGTTTCATTGAGTGGACCTCCTGCTCCAAGAGACGAAATTAAAAATTTTGAGCCTTGGGCACAGATCAAGCGTGAAAAACGCAGTCGGTTTCCAAGTTTTCCGCCAGTCATTGACCCTCGGTTTGACATCCCTCGTGTCACGATCCAGGATCAGGTTTATATCGGCAACACTGCAAAATACGCACGGTATGCATTGGAGCGCCCCAGTCAAATCGTTTCGTATATTGCTGGAATCCAGAAGCTAGCTAAAACTGTTTTCAAGCCATCGGATGGTCTTAGCCTTAAGGCATCTGCTCGCGGTTCTAGCACTGGAGCCCGTTACCGGAGAATCGTATGACACTTGTTGCTCCTCGTGCTGCGTTTGAAAAGGCAGTCACTGACGCTGTTGCAGCTGCTGATGCAACGGTGCAAATGGTGTATGACAACGTTCGGTTTACGACTCCAGGCAAGACCAAGAAGTATGTCTTGATGTCTGTGTCGTACAGCCAGAGCACGATCCAGACGCATGGCGCATCGTCAGATTTTTACGTTGGCGTCGTTCAGTGCAACATCTATGTGCCCAAAAACGCTGGCACTTCAGCGCTTGCAGCGATTGGCGAGGCTGTGATTGACGGTTTGACCTCCGTCAATGCTTCTGATTACACGGATACTTTTAGTTGCAGCCCAAGATCACTTGACATTTCTGGTCCTACACCGTTAGAAATCGAAGACCGAGCGCATTTTATTGGTCTCGTATCTTGTCAGTTTAGTGCTGTAGCATAGAATAGTAATGAAAAGGAACCCAACTTCCATGCGTGCATCGGAGCTTCTTCGCAATAAGTTTGGAGTCAGCCAGCTCTATAAGTACGAACTGAAGGAAGGCGATGAGGTGGTGCTGAACATTTACTGGCACCCCTTGACCATTGCTGAGCGTGAGTCGATCCAGAAAAAATCTGACAGTGATGATGCTGCCGATTTTGCGCTGGGCATGATGATCGAAAAGGCTCTTGATGCTGACGGCAAGCGCCTGTTTCAGGATGGCGAAAAGGCTGTGTTGAAGAACGCAATCGACGCTTCTGTTCTGCAAGAAATCCAGATGGCAATGCTGACCTCTGGAGCGGAGAACAAGGTGGAGGAAGCGAAGGCAGACCTGAAAAGCTAATACGGACTGGTTTTTTATCTACTTCCTTGCAAAGGAACTAGGAAAGACCGTCCGTGAGCTGACTGAAACGTTGACTCAAGAAGAGCTGGTCGGATGGGCAGCTTTTCTGGAGATAAAGAACGAAGAAGAAGAGAAGGCGATGGAGCGAGCGAAAATGGGTGCAAAGGCGCAGTCAATGGGCAAGCGCTAAGATTGGACATATCTGTGGCTTGGCGCTGTGGTCGCTCCTATTGAGCTATCTCTAAGGGTCAAGGGCGAGAAGGAGCTTAAGCGTACCAAGCAGCTTATTGATCAAGTCGAAAAGACGGTCGGTAAGCTCAATAAGGTAAAGATTACTTTTAATACATCTGAGGCAGAAAAAAGCCTTACAAGGTTACAAGAACAGCTAAATAAAGCGGCAGGAATTGCTGGAAACTTTTTTGGCGGCAGCAAAATCCGATCAGGAATCGGAGCGTTTTCGGCTAAGACGGGAGAGGCAAAAAAAGAAATTCAAGCTCTTCGAGTTGCTTTAGAGCAAACTGATAACGCTAGCAAGCGAATGAAGTTTGCGCTTTCAGCGCTTTCTGGTGAATTTAAAGTAGCCCGATTAGAAGGTCAGGCGTTTGCAAAAGCAAGCGCAAAGTTTTTTGATGAGGGTCTTGGCAGCCTCAACGTTCGACTAAGAGAAATTGAGAAGCTGCCAAAAACGCTTTTTGCATCAGCAGAGGCTTTAAAAGAGCTGAGGTTCATGCAATCCATGGCGGTTGACGGGACGGAGGAGTTCGTTCGCGTCAATGCAGCTCTTGGAAAACAGCTTGAAATAAATGCAGGCTTGTTGGAGCGGGCGGCAAGAGCGCAGAAACCATTTGGCGCTGGAATGTCAATGGTGCCGCCAGGCTTGCAACGACCTGCATTGCCTGCTGCTGGTGAAACATCTGGCACTCGTCAACTTACAACAGATGCTCAAAAAACTGCTGTTGCGTTTGTGCAGGCAGCAACAGCTAGCCAGGATTTTGCTGAAAATTTAAGCAAAGCAGCTACTGACGCGGCCACTCTCCCGCCAATTTTTAACATTGTTAGCAAGTCTTTGAAGACTGTTAGCAAAACTACTCAACAAGCAACTGTAAAAGCCAAAAAACAACGAAGACAAAGCATTATTAGTAGTGCTTTGATCGGCGGTGGTTTTCCACTGCTGTTTGGTGGAGGTCCGGGCGCTGCAATCGGTGGTGGCATCGGCGGTGGTATTGGTGGTGCGATTGGCGGTGCCTTTGGTTTTGCTGGTGGAATTGTTGGCACAGCTATTGGACAAGCGCTTGATCAGGCTGCTGAAGGAGCAAATTTATTTGCAAAAGAAGCGACTAAGGCTTCAACGTCTATAGGCAGACTTGTTGAAGCGTTTGGCCTTCGTGGAACGAGTGCAGCTCAGACTTTTGGTTTTGCAGGGACTTTAGGAATTGGAGGTGCTGCAAGACAAGCAGCAGAAGGAAGCCTTGAAACGATCGTAGGAGAAGATGGACTGGGTAAATTAGAAAAACTAGCCCAGTCTTCTGAAGACGCTTCTAACGCCTTAGATCGTTTTGGTGCGGCCACGACATCGTTTTTTGCTCCTTTACTTACAGCTGTCAATCAAGGTGTAGCAGGGTTGTTTGGAGGAATATCGCCTTTAGAACAGCAACGACGCGATCAAGAAGCGCTAGAAAATCTTCCTACACGGCAGCGAGGCTCCGCTGCTCGTCGCAATCGACTAACCACTAGGATTGCAGAGACAAGTGCTAGCCCAGAAGCCAGGGCTCAGCTTGAGCTAGAAGAAAAAATTACTGCAGTAGTTGATGCTAGAAAACAGTTAGCAAAAGATTCTGCTCGCGTAGAGGGTATACGGCTAACTTCTCGTCGAGATTCGTTTGCTTTTGAGCAAGGCACATTACAAGTTCAAGCGGAACAAAACAAGTTAGATGTTCTCGCAATTCAACTTGCAGGCAAGCTAACAGATCAAAAAAGAAAAGAGCTGGAGCTTGAGCAAGAACTTGCGAGACAAGCCAAAAAACAAGCTGAAAATGCTAGGGCAAATGCAGTAATTGAAGCAAGACGACAAATAAAACGCGAACAACTTGGAGTGCAAAATCGACTTCTTGGGCTTATTGGTCAAATAAACGGTGTCGAGCTGGACAGGTTAAAAGCAACAAATGGTCAGTTTGCCGCTCGGCAAGAAGAATTTAACAAGATCGACCAAACGCTAAGCCTTGAAAAAGCAAGGCTGGCTAATCAGTTAGAAACTAATCTGTTAGGCAAGCAAGAAGGTGAAATTACAATTCGTCTTCGCGCTGAAAATGAATTCTTGGTCAAGCTTGCAGAAGATCGCGCAAGGCTTGAGAAAACGTTGCTGACGCAGCGACATGCTGAATACGATTTGGGACGTTTGCAGGTACGTCAAGCACTTGATCTTCAAAAAATTCAAGCTCAAACAGATGCACAGCGCAAGATTCGCGAAACCAGTCCTTTTGAGCGGCAGCAATTTTTGCTTGATCCGTTCTTTGGCAGTAGCCGTGAATTAGCTGCAGGTCAAGGAGCTAACTTCCGGGAACAAGTTTCAATGATGAATTTCCAGCTTGCTCAGAACCAAGCTGGTTTAGACGTTGCTGGAATCAGTAAAGAACGCCGACAGGCTTTAGAAGATCAACGCGCTCAGCTTGAGTTGAACTTGGCGTTGTTCAAGGAGTATCAACCTGCTGTTGATGAAGCAGCTCTGGCTCAAGCTCGTTTTAGTGATGCGCTAGCAATTACAAAACCTGTTACGGACAATCTATTTGACAGCTTGCTTTCAGTTGTTGAAGGAACAAAGACCGCAGAAGAAGCGTTTGCTGACTTCCTTCGCAACATTGCATCAATGCTGTTTAGTGCTGCTAAAAGCATCATTGCTCAATACCTTGCAATCGGTTATGCGCGGTTGTTTGCGTTCCCTGGAAGCTCTGCTGGTCCAGTCGCTCCAGACGTGCAATCGGGTGCCGGTTTTGGCTTAGGGAACAAAATCTTGGTTGGCGGCATGAGAACTGCTGCCAGCGGTAAAGGAGCGTTGATGAACCAACCGTATTTGGTTGGAGAGCGTGGCCCTGAACTGTTTGTGCCCAAGAGTAATGGAACCATCGTTCCAAATCATCAGATGGGCTCTGGAGCTAGTGTGACGGTAAACGTGGACGCTTCTGGTTCGTCTGTTGAAGGCAACGCTGATCAGGCTTCGCAACTTGGCAGGGCAATCGGCATTGCTGTTCAGGCTGAGCTGGTGAAGCAAAAACGTCCTGGCGGTCTACTTGCAAGCTGATGGCTACTTTCCCGTCAATCACGCCGACCTACGGCGTTCAAAAGCGCAGCGCACCAAACGTTAGAAAAGTGCGTTACGGAGACGGATTTGAAAGCCGTTTTACTATGGGTCTTAACCAAGACCCTAAGACTTACAACTTAACGTTTCAGGTGTCAGAGACTGACGCCGACACGATCGAGACGTTTTTGGATGCAAGGGCTGCAGATTTTGCCAGCTTTGACTTCACGCCACCTGGCGAGGGCAGTAGTTCTAAGTTTGTCTGCGATACGTGGAGCAAGTCGATTCCATATTTGAATCGCGCCACAATCCAAGCAACGTTCCGCGAAGTATTTGAACCGTAATGGCAGTAGCAGCTTGGGCCGCTAGCACCGCGTTTTCTGTTGGCGACATCCGACGCGCCAGCGTTGAGCAACCGTCTGGTTTGTTCTTTCGGTGTTCAACTGCTGGAACGTCAGCAAGTTCAGAGCCCAGCTGGCCGAACATGGTTGGGGACACAGTTACGGATGGAACGTGTGTTTGGACTGGAATTGCATCGGCTTACGAAGAGCTGGCAAAAATCAACCCCAGCGCAATTATTGAGTTGTTTGAGCTAAGGCTGGACTCAACACTGCATGGCAGCAGTGACGTTTACCGCTTTCATGCCGGGGCAAACGCTGCTGTCAGCGGCAACATCGTGTTCAACAGCCAGACTTACACCCGTATTCCGATCAAAGCCGAAGGGTTTGAGTACAGCAATACCGGCACGCTTCCACGCCCCACGTTGTCGATCAGCAATCTCGATGGAACGATGACCACGCTCCTGCTGCTGGTCAACGCCACAACGGCAGGCAATGACCTTGGTGGAGCGGAAGTGCGTCGAATCAGGACGCTGAAGAAGTATTTGGATGGCGAAAGCGCGGCTGATCCAAATGCGCGTTGGCCTGAAGAGCGGTGGTTTGTGGATCGGAAAGCTAGTGAGTCACGAGACAGTGTGACCTTTGAGTTGGCCAGCAAGTTTGACCTAGCAGGGCAAAAGATTCCCAAGCGACAGGTAATTGCCAACGTTTGTCAGTGGAAGTACCGCAGCAGCGAGTGCAGCTACACCGGCAGCAACTACTTTGACGTGAACGGCAACAGCGTTAGCACGTTGGCTGAAGATGTTTGCGGCAAGCGTGTAGCCAGCTGCAAGCTGCGATTTGGCGATACAGCTGAGCTGCCGTTTGGGTCGTTCCCCGGCGCTGGTTTGACCCAGTGATGCAACTGTCAGACGAGTTGCAGGCAGAGATCTTGCAACACGCCAAAGCTGAGACTCCGAAAGAGTGTTGCGGGTTAGTTGCTGTGGTCAAGGGTCGGCATCGGTACTTTCCGTGCCAGAACATCGCAGACACTCCTGATGAACACTTCGTTCTCAGCGGCTGGGACGAAGTAGAGGATCAAGGCGAGGTGGTGGCGATTATTCATAGCCATCCCAAGACCAACCCAGAGCCATCAACAGCTGATCGCGTTGCCTGCGAAAAATCAGAGCTGCCATGGTTTGTCGTCAACCCAAACACTGAGGGCTGGGGCTATTGCGAGCCAAGTGGCTTCAAGCTCCCGTATGTGGGACGTGAGTTCGTATTTGGCGTGGTGGATTGCTACACGCTTGTGCGTGACTGGTACGCAAGGGAGTACGGCGTGCAGCTACGGGACTATGACCGCAGAGACAAGTTTTGGGAGCGCGGGGAAAGCTTGTATATAGACAACTTTGCTGCGGAGGGGTTTCGCAAGATTCCGGTTGAGGAGGTGCAGCGCGGTGATTTGATCTTGATGAATTTGGTTTCACCGTTGCCGAACCATGCAGCGATTTACATGGGTGATCAACAGGTGCTGCATCATGTGCAGGGCAGGCTATCTAGCAGGGATGTCTATGGCGGTTACTATGGGAAGAGCACTGCCTGCGCCTTGAGGCATGAAAGTCGTTAAGGTCTATGGCGCTTTGCGTAAACGGCTTGGTCAATGCCGGTTTGAGTTTGACGTAGCAACGCCAGCACAAGCTATCAAAGCGTTGTGCATTAACTTTCCAGGCTTAGACAAGTGGTTGGTTGATAGCGAGCAAGACGGTGTTGGTTATCGCGTAACAGTCAGCAAAGAAAAAATAACCGAAAAGGATGTAACTCCTTTATTGACACCATTTAGTGAGCGCGAAGTATTTAGTATTACGCCCGTAACTGCTGGTGCGGGAAGAGGAACGGGACAGATTTTGCTTGGAGCTGCTTTGATTGCAGCATCGTTTGCATTTCCAGGTGGCGGCGCGTTTAGTTTTTATAGCTATTCAGGCGTTGCTGCAGGCTCTGGAGCGATGACTGCGATAGGAACAGCTGTTAGTTATTTGGGTGCTGGTTTAGTTTTGCAGGGTATTGCAAATGTAATTTCACCTCAGCCTGATTTAAACAGCACGCTTGACGAATCGGTGCAGCTGGAGTCATTTACTTTTTCTAACGTTGTAAACACTCAGCGACAAGGAATGCCCGTGCCGATTGCTTACGGGCGTTTGTTTGTTGGATCGGCTGTGCTGTCGAGCGGCCTTGATGTTGATCAGGTGCAGGTATGACTCAGACCCATTACATCCAAGGCGCTGGTGGTGGCGGCGGTAAAGGCGGTGGCGGTGGTAATCGCACGCCTACTGAGGCAGATGACACTCTGCAGTCCGTACAGTTTGCCAACGTTCTTGACCTCATCAGCGAAGGCGAGATTCAGGGGTTAGACGACGGCAACAAAAGCATTTTTTTAGACGACACAGCTGTTCAGAACTCTGACGGAACCAACAATTTTGCTGGTTACACCGTTGTTACCCGCAACGGCACGCAAGCGCAGAACCATATCCCTGGTCCGTTCAATGCAGTGGAGCGGGAAACAGCAGTTGGGGTTGAAGTCACCAACGGCTCACCTGTCACTCGCAGCATTACGGATACGGACGTTGACCGCTTGCGTGTCACGTTGACCGTCCCATCACTACAGATTCTTGAAGACGATGGCGATGTTGTTGGTCATAGTGTCAACATCAAGATTCAGATTCAGTACAACGGTGGCGGTTATAACGACGTAATTAACGACACGATCAGCGGCAAAAGCAGCAACCGCTATCAGCGTGACTATCTAATCGACTTTACTGGTAGCCATCCTGTTGATGTGCGAATGGTGCGTGTCAGCGCAGATGAGACCAGCCAGAAACGTGCAAGCACGACAATCTTTCAGAGTTTTACTGAGATTATTGATGACAAGTTTCGTTATCCAAACTCTGCGTTAGTTGCTCTGCGCTTTGACTCACGCCAGTTCAGCAACATCCCGTCTCGCAAGTATCTGATTCGTGGAATCAAGGTCAAGATCCCTAGTAATGCAACCGTAGACACCACAACGCATCTGGGGCGGCTGACGTATTCCGGCATTTGGGACGGCACGTTCCAAGCTGCTACTTGGTGCTCAGATCCTGCGTGGATTTTGTATGACCTGTTGATTTCGGAGAGATACGGCGCAGGTGTGCCTGAAGGCACGCTCGATAAGTACGACTTTTTTGCAGTGTCCCAATACTGCAACGCTCTTGTCTCAGATGGTGCGGGTGGCCAAGAACCACGTTTCAGCTGCAACATGCTGATCAACAGCAGGGATGAGGTTTACAACGTCATCCAGCAGATGACAGCCATCTTCCGAGGCATTTCGTACTACAGCGCCGGGTCTCTTACGCTGCTGCAGGACAGGCCAGCTGACCCTCAGTACCTGATTGGTCAGAGCAATGTTATTGACGGCATTTTCCAGTATTCAGGCACGTCCCAGAAAGCGCGTCATACCGTTGCTGTTGTTGCTTGGCAGTCCTACGACACTCGTGGTGATCAGGAATATGAATACGTTGAGGACCATGATGCTGTTGCTAAGTACGGCATCATCAAAAAGGACATCAAGGCCATTGGTTGCTATAGCCAAGGCCAAGCGCATCGGATCGGGAAGTGGGCGCTGCTGTCTGAACAGAACCTGACTGAAACCTGTCAGTTCAGCGTTGCACTTGAAAGCGGCATTGTGTTGCGTCCTGGGATGGTGATTGACGTTGCTGATCCAGTGCGTGCTGGGGAGCGTCGTTCTGGTCGCATCCAATCTGCAACGACAACACAGATCACAGCAGACAGCAGCAATGATCTGACCGTTTCTCTGGCTGCACAGAACAGTCCGAAGCTATCTGTGATGTTGCCGACAGGCGTTGTTGAAACACGCGACATCCCAGTTGGCGGCATCCAGCCTCAAGCTGATGGAACGTGTGACATCGACGTTGATACTGCATTTAGCCAAGCACCTGCAGCCAACTCAGTGTTCATGGTGCAAACGACAGAGCTGCTGCCCCAGCAGTTCCGCGTTGCATCTGTTGCTGAGTCTGAAGATGGCATTTATGGCGTGAGCGCGATTGCTTACAACAGCACGATTTACGACGCTGTTGAAGCTGACGTTGCTCTGACGACGCGCAGCATCAGCAATCTGTCTGCCATCCCGAACGCGGTGGACAGCATCGACAACGAGGAGTTCCTCTATGAGGACGGCTCCAGTGTGTTTGTTGGTGCGTCGATCAGTTGGAACCACGATCGTCAAAACGTCAACGACTTCCGGGTGCAGTACCGGATCGACAACGACAACTGGGAAACGGTCCAAACCGCATCACCGTCAGTCACGCTGCGAAACCTGCGTGCTGGCACGTTGTATGTGCAGATTTCAGCTCGCAACTACCTAAATAAGAGCAGCCGAATCACGTCTGCCACGTTCATCCTTGTCGGTAAAACTGCTGCACCTAGCAATGTGACTGGGTTCAGCATGATTCCGGTCAACGGCCAAGCTCGATTGAGCTGGAACCAAGCCTCTGATCTTGATGTTCGTGTTGGCGGTGTGGTGCGTTTGCGCCATTCACCTGATCTAACAGGTGTGACTTGGGCAACGTCCACCAGTATTTCTGATGATGTCGCAGGCTCAGCGACTGAAACTTACGAGGATCTCAAGCCTGGGACGTACAGCATCAAGTTTGTCGATTCAGGTGGCCGCGAGAGCTTGGATGCGGCTTACATCGAGTTCACTAAGGCTGATCTAGACAACGTTGAGAATGTCAGCTCACAGACAGAGGATCCGTCCTTTGCTGGCACGAAAACAAACCTTGTTGTTGATGCAGCTCAGAACGAACTAGAGCTGGATCTTGAGCCTGGTGCTGAGACGGCATCTGTTGGCGACTTACTTGCTGAAGATGACTCGTTGATCCTGATGGAGGACGACACCGACAACACCAGCGTGCTGGGCCTTGAGGGCAACAAAGGTTTCTTTACGAGTGGAACCTACGAGTTCCAGAACAACCCGATCACGTTCTCAGACGTGTTCAGCGTCAAGCTGGACAGCACGTTGCGTGCTCGTGCGTTCTATCCCTACGGCATCCGTTTGGATGACCGCCCTGACTTTGACGCGATCGTTGACTTTGACGGAACTGCGCCAACCGCTCCAGACGTGAAGCTGTTTATTCAGACGACACAGGATGATCCTGCTGGATCGCCTACTTATACGAGCTACCGCCGTTACAACAACGCTGAGTTCAAGGCCCGTGCGTTCAAGTTGAAGGCAGAGTTCAGCACTGGTGCGATTGACGAGCAGATTGCTGTTGACCAGCTGCGGGNGGTGGCAAACATGCCGATTCGTACCGTGACCGGTTCGGTGACGACCAGCACGAGTGCTGATGTGTCGGTTGCTTATGGAGCGGGCAACAAGTTTGCGGCAACTCCATCTGTTGGCATTGTGTTTACAACCAACTCCAGCGGTGACTACTACGTCATCAGCAATTCGGCGGCTACCGGATTTGACGTGTCGGTCTACAATTCAAGTGACACCCGGATCGCCAAAACGGTGAACTGGACCGCCACCGGCTACGGGAAAGGCTAATGAGTCAAGCCGATCAGAATATCTCTAACGACACCGGCTCAAACGTCAGAGCTGACATCAACAGCAACCTGTCTGCGCTGTATAGCAATAACTCTGGAGCGGCAGCACCTTCGACAACCACTGCATTTATGTGGTGGGCTGATACGTCAAATGATGCGTTGAAGATCCGCAATGCAGCGGACGACGGCTTCGTGACCGTTGGAACGTTGTCTGCCACCAATCTTGGCTTGGCAACGTTGGCTAGTCCGACGTTCACCGGCAACGTTGACATCCCTGCAGGCAGTGCAAGCGCACCAGCAGTTCGTCGATCAGACGACACCGACACCGGGCTGTACTTCAGTGCAAGCGATACGGTCAACGTCAGCACTGGTGGAACGAATCGCGTTCAGATCGACACCAACGGCATCACGGTTCAGGATCGTAAGGCCATTCGTTTCCGCGATACCAGCAACAGCAATTTTGTTGCGGTTCGCGCTCCAGACAACGCAGCAAGCGACATAACGCTGACTTTGCCTAGCAGTGATGGCAATGCGAATGATGTGTTGCAGTCAGATGGCAGCGGCAACTTAAGCTTTGCTGCTTTGCCACAGGCTGTGCCGACTGGATCGGTTCACATGATGGCGACGACCACTGCACCGAGTGGTTATTTGAAGTGCAACGGCGCTGCTGTTAGTAGGACAACCTACGCCGATCTGTTCACGATCATTGGTACGACGCACGGTGCTGGTGATGGCAGCAGCACGTTCAACGTCCCAGATTTACGAGGCGAGTTTGTTCGGGGCTGGGACGATTCCCGTGGTGTAGATAGTGGCCGTAGCTTTGGCAGCTCGCAGTCAGGTCAAAACGCTCAGCACAATCACACTGCAACAGCGACTTCAACATCGACTGTTTCTGATCCTGGTCACTTCCACGACGTTCCTTATTCAAACAGCGATTCTGGGGATGGAGTGATTGAAGAGTCAGGCACAGGTTTTTCTGGAGTTGAGCCGACTAATTCAGCCACCACAGGCATCTCAGTTTCAACTTCAACGTCAGTCAGTATTGCTAACCAAGGTGGCAACGAGGCAAGACCTCGTAACGTTGCCATGATGTACGTCATCAAGACCTAAACATGGCGAACCGTAAGATCACCGCAATGACGGCGCTTACAGCGCCTGCCGAAAGCGACGTACTGCCGATTGTTGATGTCAGTGAGGCTGCGGCTACTGACAAGAACAAAAAGATCACGGTCCAAGAACTATTCAAGGGTGCGCCTTCTGGTACGGAGTCAGCGCCTGGCATTGCCTTTGAGTCTGACGACGGCAACGGGATTTACCTTGCTGGAACGGATAACGTTGCGATTTCAACTGGTGGTTCGCAGCGCATTAGCGTTACCAACACTGGGACCACGATTACTGGTGACCTAACGGTTTCTGGAACGACAACAACGATTGAGTCAACGACGGTCACTGTTGATGACAAGAACATCGAGCTTGGCTCTGTTGCTACGCCGACGGATACAACTGCTGACGGTGGCGGCATCACGCTAAAGGGTGCAACTGATAAGACAATTAACTGGGTCAATAGCACCGGCTATTGGACATTTAGCGAAGGCATTGAAGTCGGCGGTCATATTCAGCTTGATGACAGCAATGAAATTAAGATTGGCAATAGTCAAGACTTACGGATTTATCACGACGGAGTAAATTCCCAGATAAGAGAAGTTGGAACTGGCGATTTGAGGATAAGATCTAGCAAGGTTCAGCTGATGAATCCCAATAGTGAACCTTATTTTGTAGGAACTTCTGATGGTGCAGCAGAGCTTTATCACGACAACAGCAAGAAATTTGAGACTACTTCTGACGGTGCGACTGTTAATGGCACTGGTTCGCTGACGCTGCCTGTCGGCACAACTGCACAACGTCCCAGCAGTGCAGCTGAGGGCATGATTCGTCGGAATACAACCGACTCTGCTTTTGAGGGTTACACCGGTACTGCATGGGCACCTCTTGGCGGTGGTGCGACTGGCGGTGGTTCGGATGCCTGGGTGGTGGAAACTGACCAGACCGTAACTACCAGTTATGAGCTGGGTTCTGGTAAGCACGGAACCACGGTATCGCCCACGATTAACAGTGGAGCTACGATCACAGTGCCGTCTGGCGCGATCCTCGTCATTCTCTGATTATGACCCTCAAACTAAACGGCACGAACTCTGAAGCTGCACCTGCTTATGCAGGCGATGACGCTGATACAGGTCTGCAGTGTGGAACGAATGAGCTGAAGCTGGTTACTGGTGGAACGGCACGAGCAACGGTTGATAGCAGTGGCAATGTCGGCATTGG